GAACTTCCTACAACGTGAAGGTTTGCAGCAGGCGACGCCGTTCCGATTCCAACGCGGTTATTTGTACTGTCAACCTTCAGAGTATTGCTGTCGATGTTGATGTTTTCATCGACGCCGCCAGTGGTGACTTGAGTGAGTGTCATGGTCATTCACCAGGGGTAGAGGAAGCAACGCTGGCCTGATAGGCAGAGATTACCTCGGCCGTCCACAAAGCTGCTGCAATGTCTTGCACCTCCTGGACCTCGCCGCTTACGTCGTCACCAGGCACAACAACGTGGCGGTGGTGGTTGCGTGCCAGCTCAACACCATCCTCTTCGACCACAGTGGTAGTACGAATTTGAATGACCTGATTAGGCAGGATTTCTTCTTTGTATTCGAGTCGTTTTGTAATAGCCATTAGGGACGTCCTCCAGACGAAACAGGTTTAGGCGTAGTTTTGAGCCATTGCGGGCTTATGTAGCTGCCATATACCACCCATTCATGTGGACTCTATTTTCTGTAGTTGTTCCCATATCAGAAACCTCATTAAAATCATTATTGAATCCTGTACTAGTACCTTCTGAAAGTGTAATGCTATTAACGCCCACGATGCCACCAGTAGGCGGGTTAATCCAGTTATTGCATTGTCCAACATTTGCTATACCTGTAGTATTGTTCGCTCGGTTAAAAGGTAGCCCTGTAATAGTTACACTGCCACTGGCTGATCCACGATTAAAGCTTGAAAAATTGACGAGAATTTGGAAATAAACCATTCTTCCAATTTTTGTATAATGCCCGTCTCTTATGCCATAAACTGCCGTAGTAAATGATCCTGAACTTGGCACGACCGTTGGCGTAAATGTGCCCTCTTCATAATCGTCGAGAGCGTTTGCAGCAGCCGTGTCGCCGTTAAAGCTAAGGCCATTGCTGCCAATTCGTACTTTTTCAGATGTTTGGTGCAGGAACGTGTGGTCCCATGCACGAACTTCGTTGGTTATGTACTGATTTGTGTTGCGATTAAAATGCAGACTTAGGTTGTTGTTAGCTGATTCGCCTGGCTCAAGCTCAAAAGTTTCTGCACCATTTTTTCCAACTTGGAAAGTGCGGTTAACTGTTGATGTGCCGATAGCTACATGCCCAGCGCTGTTGATACGCATCCTGGGATTGCTATCTCCAGCATAATTTGTGTAAAATTGAAGCTCGTCTGTACTGTGCACATATTGAACAATCCCTTGATAATTTTCGGTTCCACTTGTCCCGTCCGCAAAATATATTGTTCCAGCAGTTGAACTACTGCTCCTGATAGTCATTCCAGCGAAGCCAGAATTTGCAATAGTTAAATCATCAGCAGCACTATTTCCTACAGTTGTCGTCCCGATCATCAACCGCCCCGCGCTGTCAAGACGCATCTTTTCGCTGCCAATGTTCCACTTAAAAAGGCCTGAAGCAACATAACTTTCAAGCGATGTAGAGCTATTGTTCCACCACAAAGCAGCTTTTTGAGTGCCATCGTTTCTAAAACTCATCTGGGTATATTGCCCGCCAGATGGTGTATCTATAGAAAACTGAATGCCAGAAGCACCTTTAACGTGAAGAGGATCAGAAGGACTTTGGTGGCCGATAGCAACGCGCCCAGAGCTGTCGATTCGCATCCGCTCTGCACCAGCGGTATCGAGCCGCATGAAATTACTAGCGTGGTTGTAAAGAACCCCGCCTTGGTAAAGGGCATCCCCAGAAGTGCCGTCTGCAAAATAAATGGTTCCGTAGCTGGAGTTGCCGCTATAAATTGACATCCCTTGGCCGCCTGAGCCCGTACCGACGACTAGGTTTCTGCCATCACTGTTAAAGCTTCCAGGCGACGTCGTTCCAATGCCAGCCGATCCAGTCGTTACAACGTTTTGACTGCCAAAGTTCGGGCTGATCTTGGTGCCAGCAATAGCTGCACTGCTGCTGACTTTGGCGTTAGTGACAGCACCATCAACCAGCTCTGACGTGTCGACCGTGTTGTTGCTGGGCTGGCCGATATTGACCGTCGAGCCCTGGGTGATGATGAAGTGGCTAGCGCCAGAAGCAGGTGCAGCAGCAAAGATGATGTCGTTGTTCTCAATTGCAAAGCCTTCAGCCGGCTGACTGGTGCCGCTGTTTGGCTTTTGAATTACACCGTTGACGCTGACCAACATTTGCTGGGCGTTAGCACCAGCGTTGCTAAGGGTGAACCGATAGGCGCTGCCGTTGAACGTGGCAGACCCGCCGCCTGTACCGCTTGACGACGACAGCGTGTTGATGAAGAAGTTGCCGACAGACTGCACTTCTTCCCATGCAGAATCGTTGGCGTCGTAGACCTTCATCTTGCCTGCGGTCCTGTCAAACCACAGGTCGCCAGCGTCTAAATCAGTGGTCGGCGCAGTGTCAGATACGCGATAGCGAGCGTTGAAATCATTGATGTCATCGCTGAGCTGGACAACATCAGCCTCTTTAGCAATGAGCTTGTGATAGGTGTAAGTGTTGAGCGTGCTGGTGGTCTGCACCTGCAGGCCCAGGCCGGCGCCCAGCGTGGTGCTTTGCAGGCTGCTGGGGAAGCCGTTGATTGTGACTGTGACATGAGCAAGCCAGACACAAACGTGTTGACTGCTGAGCTGGTGGGAATGTCGTTGGTGTTGGCAGGTGTCAGCGTGCTGCTAATCGTCTTGCCATCCAGCTGGTTCAGCTCTGACGTGGATGCGGTCAGGCCGTCAGTGACGTTGAGCTCAGTAGTGGTGGCAGTAACGCCGTCAAGAATGTTGAGCTCGTTAGTGGTAGACGTAACGCCGTCGAGCTTGTTTAGCTCTGCAGTGCTGAGCGTGGCGCCATCGAGCACCTGCACTTCTGCCTGAGTCAGATCGGCAAGGGCAGATGCCGTGCCGCTCTGCATCGTCGACAGTTCAGTCAGCTCAGAATCCAGAGGCTGCTTGCCATCAATCTGGTTCTGGATTGCAGAGGTGACGCCATCGACAAAGTTCAGCTCTGCCGTTGTTGCAGTGACTCCGTCCAGCTTGTTGATTTCAGCAGCTGTCGCAGTCACGCCGTCAAGCGTGTTTAGCTCTGACGTAGACGCAGTAACCCCATCAAGCTTGTTGATCTCAGCAGCAGTTGCCGTAACGCCATCGAGGATGTTGATCTCAGCCGTGCTGGCAGTCACGCCGTCCAGCTTGTTCAGCTCGGCCGTGTCAGCGGTAACGCCATCTAATTTGTTGAGCTCTGCTGTAGACGCAGTAATTCCATCAAGGGTGTTCAGCTCTGCTGTGGTGACAGTCGCCCCGTCAAGGATCTGTGTCTCTGTTTGAGTCAGGTCCGCCAACGCACTGGCAGTGCCAGACGACATGGTCGCCAGCTCAGTCAGCTCAGCATCAAGCGGCTGGAAGTTGGTGTCGACGTAGTTCTTCGTGGCTGCATCCTGCGCCCCTGTCGGGTCAGATACGTTGGTCAGCCGCTGGTTGCCAAGCGTCGGCAAACCAGTGGTGCTGCTAATCGTGACGACCTGCTTCTGCGCATCGTCTAGCTCTTGGTCAAGGTAGAGCTGCTGCAGTGCGTTGGTGTCTAGGTCAGCAGCCGTCAGCGTTGAGCCGTCGGTGTAGTCGACCAGGACGTTGTCGGCGGGCGTAACTCGACGTACCTCCACCCGTACGCCGTTGGCAGGTGCCGACGACAGCTGCGCTGTGGTGTCGTTGGCGAAGGTGAAGGTGGTGTCGACGTAGTTGACGAAAACCTTGACGTGCTCCTTCCTGATGTAGGGGAAGCCAATGGTGTACTGAGTGGCGCTGCCATTGCCGGTGTAGACGTTGTATGCGTAGGGCATGGTCAGTTCAGAGCGTCAATGAAGGTTTGGGCTCCAGCAGGCGCAGCACGCTGGATGTCAAGTGATGTCCTGCCCTTTATGTAAGCATTGTCAGCCCGTCTTTGCCTGGCTTCAGTCAGCTCTGCTTTGAGCGCTGGGCTTTCCTCTTCCAGCAACAGCTTTGCCTCTCTGGCATATCTGTTGAACACCTCTTTAATTCTGGTCAGTCGCACTGATTGGTAGTCCTCGGAAGGACGCGTGCGGTCTTCTGGGTTGCCACCGATTGGCGTTGCCTTGTAGGTGATGTCCCTAGTAATAAGGTCGCG